GCTGCCGCCACTTTTGACGGCACGACGATGAGACTCTACAAAGATGCAATTCACGTAGGTAGTGGCGTTAACGCTGGGGTCGTGGATACCGACAACACCGTACACGTAGATATTGGACGATCACCAAGTGACGAAACATACTTTCAAGGTTATTTGAACTACGTGATGATTTACAATCGAGGTCTTGCGGCAAGTGAGATAGCGGGTCTTTACGCTGATCCGTTTCAAGATTGGCGGCCCAAACCGATTGAACTGTGGTCAGACAAAACATCAGCGGCCCCAGAGGGCAACGCAGGCATAATGACAACCTGGGGCGGATTCTGGGGACCAACTTACTAAAGGAGAACAGTGATGGGCAAATTGAAACGGGCAGCACTGATGGTAGTTATAGTGGCTGTAGGATCGGTGATGGGGGTCCTTGCAGTTAAGGGGGTGTTCTACTGTGCGGATCGAGTGATACGACCTAACATCCTTTTTGATGACCCACAACCCGTAGAGGTTGCAAACGAGGATACGGCCTTCACCGATCTGGTCCAGGCCTCATTGAAGGGCGTGGTTCACCTCCAGTGCCCCCGATGGCAAGGAAGTGGGTTCGTGGTCGGTCCCCGGCTGATTATCACCGCACGGCATTGTGTCGAGGGCGTAGAGAACTTCCTGATTACAACCCATGATGGGCACCAAGTCAGGGCAACTCGGGCAATTAGCGACAAGGAGTATGACGTAGCGGCAGTATGGATTGATGATCTGAAATGTGTGAATGAGGATCACGATCACAGGATCGAGCACAGTGGGGAGCATGATGTGGTCCTATACCCTCTTACTCTCGGCAGCATCAAGGGCTGTCGTCTGGGCCAGAACGTGTACGTGATCGGGAGTCCGTATGGGAAGGTCAACTTCAATAGCCTGACGACAGGCGTGATATCGGGCGTTGATCGAGATTGGAACCCGTTGGGAGAACACTATGGTTGGAAAGTGGTTTTTACAGTTGATTCTGCTGGGCACCCTGGTAACAGCGGTTGTCCTGTGTTTTCTACTGATGGGGTGGTCAGGGGAATCCTGGTGGGCGGATTTAGCCCTGTCCTTATCAGTGTTATGCCTTGTGATCTGTTCCTTGGCGATCTGGAGTCGATACGACTAATGTTCCTGATGGACCGTTACGAACGGGAAGAGATGGTTGGGTATCAAGGTTGGGGTGGTTACGGAAGCAAGTATTGATGCCTGATAAACCTAAAAAACGCAAACGTAAGTCGCCCAAGACCAAGGACCAGTATACCAAGACAGACTGGTTCAAGTGGTTGTGGCCCGTGTTCTCACGGTACATACGCATGAGGGACTGCCTGGCGACGACTGGCACTGTGACCTACGGTAAGTGCGTGACGTGTGGTAGAACGTTGGCGTTTGGTAAGCTCCAGGCCGGTCACTTTATACCCGGGCGGACGGACGCGATACTGTTTGATGCGGACCAAGTATATGCACAATGTTACCGCTGTAACATGAAGTTACAGGGCATGTGGCACAAGTATTTCTTGTTCATGCAGGCCAAATTCGGTCTCGATAGGATCATGGAGATGATAGCAGCCTGCGATAACGAGATGGAGTACACTCGTGAGTGGTTCGAGGACTCCAATGAGTATTATGAGGACGAGATCCTCAGAATGAAGGCAGGGGTGCAAGATTAAGGGCAATCACGGGAAAAAAGATTTGGCTGATCTGACACCGAAGGGTGTTAAGAAGAATGCCACCAATATTCTGACCGGGCACATTAAGCGGCTGGGGTCTGAGTCTATAACTATCGATGATGAAGGTGACCCCATCACCAGGTTTGCTGTCTTGGCCAAGTTGGTGTGGGACAAGGCCCTTGGATACCGGGAGGAGATAAAGTTAGATGGTGGCGAGGTTGAGGTCACGATTCATAAGCCCGATAGAGGGTTCATCGGCATGATCTTTGACAGGACTGAAGGGAGAGTGGCACCTGTGGCCGCAGCCGATGGCAAGAAGAAGGTATCACTGGCTGATAAGATTAGTGAACAGTCCAGAGTACGGCTTAACAGATTAGCTAAGGAAAAATGATCAAAACACTCAAGCCAACGCTGAGGGAGCCATTTCCTGATATGCCGGAGTTTTTCAAGGACCCCGTCACAGGATTGCTTATACCCAAGAGGGAGTTGGCCAACATTGAGTGGCGAGAGAAGCTCATTGTTCAGGCTGAGGATGATGAGGGTATGCAGCGTGATCTAAAAAGTGCATGTGCGTCTTCATTATTATTTTTTGTAAATTTTGCAGTATGGACATATCACCAGTTTGATGTCATCAATGGTGAGCGAGTTAGTGCGGTAAATACGCATGAACCGTTCATAACTTGGGAGATTCAGGACGATCTCCTGAATTGGTTTGTAAAGTGCCTCCCAACAATAAAACAGGTCTTGGCCGGTGATGGCAGGGCTATTGATATCCTCATAGACAAGTCTCGTGACATGGGGGCATCGTGGCTGTGTATCATCTTTCTTCATTGGCTTTGGTTGTTTAGGGAAAATGCTCAATTGCTGGAATTGTCCAGGACCGAGGACTATGTAGACAAAGCTGGCAATATGAAGGCATTGTTCCAGCGTCACGATTACATCAATCAGTGGTTGCCGGATTGGATGCTGCCCCCTGATTGTCTTTACGGTCAACGTGAACGTACTAAGATGCACATGCGTAACAGGTTGACTGGTGGTTGCCTGGATGGTGAGTCTACCACACAGCACGCAGCATCTGGTGATAGGCGGTTGGTGGGGCTTCTCGATGAGTTCAGCAAGGTCGAGAAGGGTGCGTTGATGCGATCCGCTACCAGGGATGCCTGTCTGATGCGTATCATCAACTCAACTGGTGCCGGTCCTGGTACGGAGTATAGCAAGTGGAAGAAGTCTGGTAAGATCATGGTCTTCCCGTTGATGTGGTATGATCACCCCGACAAGGGTAAAGATAGGTACGTTGTACAGGATGAAATCACTAAAGCATGGAAGATAAGATCTCCCTGGTATGATGCCGAAGACTTGGTTAGATCTCCGAAGGAAATGGCCAGGGAAATAGACGCCATAGATATGGAAGCCGGGTCTCTACGTCTGACGACTTCCAATATAGATAAGCACATCGCTCTGTTCGGTCGTGATCCGCTGACCAGGTGGGATATCAAGTTCAAGCGTGGTACGGCCGAAGACGGCATCAAGGACCTTCTGAAGTGTAGGAACTATAAACAGGTGGATGCCAAAAGATCCAAGACAGGATCGCTTAGACTGTGGGTCAATCTCGTTGATGGGCGATTAGACCAGACAAAAGATTACATCTTGGGCATAGACATATCCAAGGGACAGGGTGCATCCAATAGCGTCATCAGCATAAAGTGCCGACAGACGAACGAGAAGGTTGGTGAGTGGCGTGACGCTGAGACACCTCCTTATGAGATGGCCAGGGTCGCAGCAGCCATCTGCCTGTGGATAGGTGGCCGTAAGCGTCTACCGTTTCAGAAGTGGGAGATGAATGGGCCTGGTTGGGATTATGGTAGGGTCACCGTCAAGGATTACAAATATCCTTACTACTACCGCAATCGTGTCGTGGGTGACGCCAAGGAAAAGAGGGGTAAGAAATACGGTTGGCACAGTGGCCGGGGTAACAAGGAAGTTTTGATGGATGATTACGACAGGGCCTTGGCCAATGGTGGCTATATAAATCATTGCGTCTGGGCACTGGAGGAAGCCAAGAATTACGTGTACTATGATGGTGGCGGGTGTGGTCCAGCCGAACTGGTAGAGGAAAGTGCATCGGCCAAGAAGACACATGGTGACTGCGTGATAGCTGACGCCCTCACAATAGATCATAAGGATTATAGAGAGGGTAAACTTGGCACCCGTGATAAAGAGACACCGAGAAACATCGCCGGCAGACGTAGATTGGCAATGGAAAAACGGAAGCAGACCCGCAACAAGAATTTTGATTTCAGGGGCATTAAGTAATGGAACCGAAAGCACTAGATCCTAAGAAATTTTGTAACGTGGTTAAGCAGGGCTTCCTACGGTCTAGGCACTATCGCAGGGCAAGGGTCATGTTCATCCGTGCCTATGTCGGTCAGTATTATGCCAAGAAGTACGGACTTAAAGGTGACGAACCCATCAACCTGATTTTTAATACCATCAGAGCATTAGTACCTACGCTCGTTATGAAGAATTCTATATCTGATGTGAGCACCGAGATCATCCCGCAGAAAGAATATGCCTATCTACTCGGCCTTGGATTGGATCAGAATCACAAAAAGAATGACAGGAAAGAGGTATTGCGATATGGTCTTGTAGACGCCTTCTTCGGCTACGCTCCGTTCAAGACTGGTATAGCTCAAAGTGGCACTATGATTAACCACGGTGACGTACTCATAGACCAGGGTGAGATCTACACGGACAATGTTGACATCGACGATCACGTCATAGACCCCACCTGTCGTAAGTTTCGAAAGGCTACATTCGAGGGTGACAGAAATAGGGTGCCAAGGATTATACTGTTGGATGATGATGACTTCGATCATGATCTGGTAATGAAGCTTCCAAGATCAAGGCACACAGAGGCCAAGAGTAAGGCAGAGGCTATAACACAGAGCAATATGTCCAAGAGTGAAATGGATGATCTTCAGGACATGGTTGATGTGGTTGAACTATTTGTGCCTGGTGCAGACGCACTCATAACTATAGCAGATCCAGAACAGATCATAATGGAGGACTTCCTGGCGGCGAGGGAGTACTTTGGCCCCGAGGACGGCCCATACACTCACATGGCCCTTACTCAGCCAGTGCCTGGTAACCCGTACCCAATAGCACCAGTGGGTATCTGGTATGATCTGCATCATGCAGCCGGGGCCACCATGAAAAAGATGGTTGACCAGATTCTTAGACAGCGTGATATTCTTGTGGTTGATCCCGCTGGGGCAGATGAGGGAGAAGATATAAGGACCGCATCTGATGGTGATGTGATTACTGGTAGCCCGGAAATGGCCAAGCCATTCTCAATAGGTGGACAGAATCCGCAGAATGAAGC